GTCGTTACTAGCCTCACTGAGTTGGATTTTCTTAAAGAGGAAGAGGACCTGATATAAACTTTTCAGTTTACTCAAGTCAACGTTCTCTCTAAGGAGCCCAGTTATAGGGTCAAACACCTCCAAGTGCAAACCCGCAAAGAGACGCGGGAGCGCACCCCCCTTGACTTTACTAAAGCCAAGTGGGCAGTGGAACCGTCCCGAAGCTAAGCCTTGTTGAAGGGCCGAGCCAAAAGACGGTAAGGCTACGGATAGGAAACCGTAGCCCTCATGTTTGAACCTTTTCTCGAGAGTGATGATATCTCTCTCGAGGCCTTTCACATCAGGGTCTAACCTTCTGAAATCTTTCAGAAGGCTTTGAAGGAGTACGATTGGACTTTTCATGGTCACCTCCTTGAGGATGATCATTCCAAGTCACGTCGTACGATCCTCCTTCCGCAATTGGAAGGCATCTACATAAGACTGAGGATCCAGTTAAGAAACTGGGTCGCAGTCTCAATATGCTCTTCGCCCACAAGGGCGGCGAGCATAAAAGTTGACCCCAGTAGAAAGGAAATGGAGAACTTCAATGCACCTTTTGCCGATGAAGGCAGCAGGGACATTGCGTACTCTATTAACTTTGCCATTGGAGCAACTTTGTAGTAGTGACGTCTGTGTCAGCAATCGTGTCGAGCAACATCTTTATGAGGTTAACACCCTCAGTAGAGGTGAAGCCTACCGGCAACGAAACTGACATAGAGCACGACGCTTCTTTGCGTCGTACAACCGCAGTGTAAGGATCAGTGACGTCCTTAGCCAGCAACAGCTGGATATAATGACGTTCACCGTCCTTAAGCTTACCGTGATTGATCTTCAGGGTATAACCCCCGTCGTTCAAATCACGGCGTTCGGATCCAAACCCGTCTTGGTTGACAACTGCCAACGAAAGAGCGGGATTTGGCGCCGAAGCGGCAACGGTCACTGGATCAACAAGCATGACGACTCCTTTGAATGTATGATGCCCTAGGAAGAATTTCCTAGAGCTAAAACTTGGCTCTACTCGAAAGAATAGCGCCAAGGATAGACAGCTGATACGTGCTTAACGTGCTCGTATCACCCGTTGTCTTCACATTTAGGATCGTAGATACATCTCTTCTGACTTGGGAAGAGAACATTAGGTGGGATTGATGACTCTGCCTCGGATAAGTAAACCGAGTAGGGTCAGTACCCCACGTATCTGCGTCCTGGAGCTTAGCCACATATGTCGTGGTAAGGTTGCCTTCCGTGTTACAGGTAAGCAACCCCCAATTGATCAGATTATCGTCTGAGTTAACGCTGTCGATAATTTCGACGTAGTTACCAAAGCCGGTAAACCAATCAAAAAGCCACGTCCAAGGGACCAAATTATATAGGTCCGTTGGACTGGGCACGACACCTAGTTGACGGTAGAACTCTTTCTCCCGAAAACTTGGTAGATCTACATCAGGAAACTCAAAGGTGGTATTAATTACCATTTTGAGAGTATGATCCCAGTGGACATTCGTGTCCTCTGCAATCACGGTTTCTGATGGAAATCTAGAGTGGATAAAGCCGGAGGATCCCTTAGCGTCCTCAGAATAAGTCCTCTGAGTACGATAAGTTGTTGCTTTTCCATTTCGACGTATCAAAAAGTTTACACGTTTTGATAT